TGAGCGGCTCGCGCTCTTCGCTGTACGATTGCTGCGCTTGGCGGTCGGTTAAGACCATTTCTAATTTGTCATACGTTGTGGGAATTTTCGTGATTTTGAAAATCGCCGGGACGAATGCGAAATGCGTTGCATTGGGATATTCGACTACTGTTCCCGTGCTGCTGTGTGTAAATGTTCTGCTCATGGTCTATTGTCTTAAAATTGATTCGACGATCTGTGCATCGAAAAGCCCCGCCAGCCTATCGGCGATGCGGTCGGATAGGGCCGCTATTTCGGGCGTGAAGATGTCTTCGCGGCCGCCGTTACGGAATAGGGCCGACCCCTCCGTCATTATTTTGGTCGCTGCTCCCCACGCTGAAATATCTACACCCTTTGTTGCGGCCCAGTCCGCGATGATGTCGATAAACCATTTCGGGGCGGACGGATAGACCGACCCGTCGCGGCGTCGGCGAAAATGTTGCGACTGCCACGGTTGCGTGCCGGTTTCGAGTGCTGCAAAATATGGGCGGGCGTCCATCGTCCCCGTGGTTACGCCGCCATTGGTCGTTACGGCTATTGTGATGCTGTCGGCGGTTGTGCCCGTCGTCCGTTGTCCCACGGCGACGTGGTTCTCGATAATTTTCTGCCGTGCCCGGTCGAGTTCTTCGGCGACGATTCGGTCGGCTTCGAGTTCTATTCTTTGTACGTCCATAGCTACAAGCCGTAATCGAAGCAGACGCCCGCCTGTTCTTGGAGTGTCAGCGACAGCGTTACGATACATAGGTTTGCGTCCATCTTGTCGAACGCGACGCGGTAATTGATTTGCCCGGCGACCGGAACGAAAAAGCCGCTTTCGTTTACGGCGACGATGAATCGCACGGCAAGACCTTTCAGCCGCTCGGCGATCTCCTGCGCATCGGCTCCTTTGTAGTCGAGCGGCATAGCGTCGGCAAAGGAGATAAGGCAGGACGGAGCGTCGCGCACGAAGCCCTGCGACGTGAAATTCAGAAAACCCGCCACGGGTTGTACGTAGAGGCAGGCGGGCAGCGTGAGGCCGTCGGGGTGCGTAACCTCGCGGCTCTCTCCTTGACGCCGGAATCGGTCGAACGCTTGATTGGCGCGGAACCACGATTCGCACAGATAGGTAAGGCCCATCGCCTCGGCGATCTCCTTGACTTTGTTTTCGACTGTCTGTTTTTCCATAGGTCTATTTGTTTTTGTTGGCCATTATTTCGCGCAAGCGCCGTTCAAAGGCAATCCGCTCGTTGTCGATTCGCATACACTCGCAGACGCGCACCCATGCCACCTTTGCGGCGTCGTCTTGGTCTTGGTAGCCCTGTCGGTGGGCGTACCAGTCGATGATGCCGAACGGCCCGAAATCAAGGTCGTTTATTCCGGCTTTGATCTCTTCGGGCGTCGGCTGGTTGCTTGTGCTTGCGAACAACGCTGCGATGCGCTCCAATTCTCGCCCGACCCAAAAGACAAAACCGAGCATTTTGTCTGCCCGTTCGTTGTAGCAGCGCCGGGGATGTACTTTGAGAATGACGGACGCGATTCGCTCTATAAGGGCGTGCGTCCCGTCTGCCTGCAAGCTGAACAGATCGCCGATAGTTAGATCGTTGAGGTTTCGCGGCGTGCGCACGCCGCATACTTTGTCTGGCTTCGGCAGGGTTTGCAATGCTGCACGCGATTCGGGCGTCAGTACTCGTTCGATAGCGAGCACCTGCCGGGTCGTCCGTTTCTTGATTGTTATTTTCATCAGTTTTCCTGTTTAATCCACTTTTGCCGCCGGGGCGGTAGTTTATTTGTCTTTCAAATTTTACCAGCAGAAACAGCCTAAAAACAGCTTTTCACGAAAGCCGCCCGACGTGGACGCGCATACCTTTCGGCTGCGGGACGATTTCGTAGTACATGCGCATCATCAGCGGGTCGAAATAGTCGGGCGACCGACCAAGTACGGCTTTCATCTCTCGTTTGTCGATGATTCGTTTCTTGCTCGTATCGGCGTCGACGTCGCGGGCGACAAGGCAGGCTTCCAGCTCTTCGGCAATGGTCGATTGTAGTTCTTCCGGGCAGTCGATGTAGAGCAGCCCTGCATTGATAACCTCCGCCAGTTTGAACGCGCATTGCGATTTGAGGTTGAAATACGTGTTATCCGGCGCGGGCGCTCCTCCGTGAAACGTCTTGATGCCCTCCAAATACGAATCGAGGTACTGCCCCAGCCCGTCAGAATCGGCGATGATGTTAGAGCGCCGGACGCCGTGCCGCCTCGATTCGTCGCGCAGGTCGGTTTCGATCTCCTTGCCCGTGCTGTACGGTTTGTCGATAGCGAGTTTAGCGGCCATTCCCGTCCAGTTGAACGCGACAAAGCGGTCACGGCCTTTCATGGCAAGGTCGGCGCTGATACGCCGCACGCCGTCGCCCGTCTGCCGCTCGTTCGTGAAGCAGTCGAGGATGGCGTCGTAGTCGGCGAGTTGGTTTGCGTTGCTCTCGTATTCCCATTTGCCGAGCAGTAGACGTAGCCGAATCGACTTGACGCCGATTGATTCGAGCGTTCGAATGTAATCGGGCGTGATAAACGGGTTGTCGTAGACCAACGCCTGAACGAATGCGCAGTCTTTCGGTAACGTTCCGTCGATATGCGGTTTGTAGAAATGCTTATACAGCCAATTCTTTTTCGGGTTACAGGTTATGAGCATCTTCGCTTCCAGTCCGTATTCCTCGTTGAGATGCCGCCCGATTCGGGATTTCAGCACCTCGTAGGCCATATAATGAACCTCTCCGGCCTCCTCTATCCAACCACCTGTAAACTCTTTCGACCCCAACCGCTCGAACATCGGGTCTTTCTGCGGATAGAATGTCAAGTCGAGCAGTACGATTTCCGACCCGTTCGTAAACTTGATGCCGTCGTCTGTTATCCGGTAGTCCGTGAACCCGTAGGAATCGGCGACCTTGCCGAACGTGACCAGCACGGATTCGCGGCTGTCCTTGATGTTGTTTCGGCCGACGAACCAGCGCGTTTTCGGGAACGCCCAGCAGCAACGCATAAGCCAGTCGCACCCCAGCCACGATTTGCCGCCACCCGCTGCGCCGCCATAGACGACGTATCGGATTCGTGGGTCGGCCAAGTGGCGGTAGGCAAGCAACTGTTTGTAGTTGACGCGTTGCTGTTCCTCGCGCTGTTGTAGTCCGTCGGTAAACATGCGTTATTCGTCTTCTTCCGATAGTTTCCGTTCGCGCTCCTCGTCGATACGGCGGACGATTTCGTCGATGCCCGGCATGACGGGTAGCACCGACGAAAAGCCCTTGAATTCCTTTCCGCCCGATGTGATGTCGACCTGTACCTTGTCGAGGCCGAGCAGTTTGTCGCGGCGTTCCTCCCATTTGCGGATTTCGGCGAGGATTCGCACGTCGCCGACGGGTTCCTCCGTGACACTCGACGTTTCCGATTCGAGCGGAACGGGGGCGTCGAGAGGCTTGCCGACGACAGGGTTTCCGAACGTGTTTATATCGACGAGTGCCGTGCGAACCTTTGCCCGCTTGACAACTCGTTTCTGCTTGCTGGCTTCGTACAGCCGCCATAGCTCCGCAATAGCGCGGTCGCACTCCATCAGCGCCTCGTCGCACGCCTGCTGTGTGTTGCTCGCGGCTTCGGCCCGCCATTCGCTGACGAGCAAATCCCAATCGGTCTTGATCGTCTTCGGCGTTACCGAATACCCCAACTGCCGTTCGACCTCTGCGGCTATCTGACGAAACGGCATCCGCCGTTCGAGGCGCAGATGCGACACGAGCGGCAGACGGGCATTCCGGCGGTCTTTCGCCGATTTGTTATTGCTTGGGTGTGATGCCATTGGTCGTTACTTTTTTTACCGATTCGTGCAGTATCTTCGGCACGGCGTACCGCCATTTGATGTGATGATGCAGCCGCCGATGGGCGGTTCCCATTGCCGAAACAACCACGCATGACGGACAATACATGACCGTGTAAAAACTCTTTACATACGTGCCCGCGTCCAAGTATAATTCCGTCATACCGCCGCTGTTGCTCTGCGTTTCGAGTTGGTCGAGGCCGATTTGTAGGATAGACAGAAATACCCCCCCCCGCGACCCCAGCAGGACGTAGGTATTGACGTCTTCGTTGATACGGCCGATGAATTGAAACGGTCGGTCGACGGAGCAGATGAACGAGTTCATGGCCTTGCGCATCGGCTGTATTCCGTCGTTGAATCTCGTCGCCTTTTCGCCGCCGATATAATCGCCGCCTTGTCCGATTGCAAGGGTCAGCATTGGAGCGGAATTGAAATAGTCGAGCAGCATGTCGAATACCGCGTCGAGGTCTTGGACGTCTGCGCCGTGCCAGCGTAGCTGGGCGTCGAACCGGAATTTGAAATACGTGTAGTCGTCGTCCAGCTCGATGAAATGCGTCGCCCCGATCTGCCGGGCCAGCTCGAAACAGGCGTTACGGGCGTAGATGATTGCCCGGCGGTCGCCGAAATTGTCGCCCTCGTCGAATGTCTTTGCGATCTCCGATTTGGAAAAGACGAGCACGTCGCCGAAGCGTTTGCGATACTCCGGCAGCGTCTTGTCTTCGTCGTCGCAGACGATGTATATTTTCCCCGTGTACCCGTGTTTGCGCAGTTTCTCGTAGGTCAGCACCCGGTCGGGGCGTCCGTGCGTCAGAATGAACGCAACGAACCCGTTATGCCTCATTGCCATACTCCCGTGTGTATTCGTTTCGTATTTCGTCCGACAATCGGATGTAGCCCTTTTCGATGGCTTTGCCGAAGTCGATAATGACCAGCGCCGAATCTTCCATAAGCTCCTGCATTTCTTTCGAGGCGTGTGCGTAGTAGTCGGCGATCTTGGCGTAATCGAACACCGTATGTCGTGCGGCAGCCTGCCGCAGAAACTCTTTTTCGTCGGGCGATACGTTCGACGCTTCGATCTTTGCCAGCAGTTCGTCGGTTCGGCCGCTGTCGGTCAGCGTCGATAAGTCCGGTTTTTCGTTCTTCGGCTCGTAGACGGGCGACGTGATTTTGTGCGTGTAGTGCTCGTCGGCTTCCCCGTCGCCGCCACAG